GCCGTAGAGGCTCGGTGGCGGTCACATCACTTACGCCGAAACTTCTCCGGTCGAGGTAGAACAGATCGTTGAAATAACTCGAACGCGCACAACTGCGTCGCAGAAGAAATTCGAGCAGCTTGCTACCGATCAACTCTTGCGCCAGCGTTAACTTGCCAGATATGTCGATCTGCTCGGCGCTGGCTACGTTCAGCAAACCGCTGTCGTACCGTTGCAGATCCTGCAACGTGTTCATCACTCCGTCCGTGAAGAGTGCCATCGTGCGTGTCTCCTACTGTTGGCCCTTCCGCGAATGCTGCCGGTACTGATTGCGGAACGCGTTAGTCTCTTCGGGTGTTGCAAGACGCGCTCGTCCTTCGACGACGAGCTTGGCGGCAAGGTCGCGGCGTACTTCCGTTGGCATTCCTGCCTTACCGCCTTCCGGTGTTTCGAGGCTGATCACCACGACATACAAGTCGGGAATGGTGCTTTCGAGCGCACGAATTTTTTGGTAGAAAACTCTCATGTCCATTGGATGGTCCTTTTGTGCGGCATTGGTAAATAAGAAAGGCGGGCCGTTAAGACCCGCCTGTAGATTCAGGGTTGAAGAACGAAAGGGCCGTCGCGATCTTAGCTGTTCACTTGCACCGCAAAGTTATTGCGGAGGACGGCGGCTCCGTAGAGCACGTCGACGGTGAACTGCTGTGCTAGCGTGTTCGGCTGGTAGCTCATGATGACGCGCAGACCGAAGTTGCCCATCTCGGCATACTCCGCGATTGCCCCCGTACCCGGCAAAGGTTGCGGCATCCGTCTCACCACCAGTGCAATCGCGTCCTTTGTAAACGCGAGATTGTGTGTCGTGTAAGGACCGCTGCCGGTTTTCGGAACAAACTGCGAACGGAAGATAAAGAAGTCCTTCATCTTGCCGACCGAGCCGTCGATCAACGCACGCAAGCCCGCATCACCAGCGCTGTAGAATTCGCTGAAGCGCGGAATCTGCCGCAAGTTGGAATAGCCGACGGAATCAACGATCAAGTATTTGGAAGCGCTCGCGGGAACCTTGGCAGCAAACAGCGCCGTTTCCGCGTCGTCGATGGTCTGTTCGGTAAGCGCCGTTCCGGGCGTACCTACCGGGGCATTTGCCGTGAACTGAGAATACAGGTTCAAGAGATCGCCTTCGATCTTTTCGGCCAGCGCAACCACGGCGGGCTGCATGTACAGCTTCAAAAGATCCGGCACGGCCAGAACCTTTGTAACGTCCGGAATCTGGAACGTCGCTTCAGCGTGCGTGTTCAACACGATCTGCGCATTGCCCAAATCGGGATTTTGCGCCTGAACCGTTCCGCCCTCTGCGATGTTGTTCGCTACCAGCGTTGGAGGGATCGGCACATTGATCGTGTCTCCAGCCTGGGCAATGGTCGACTCGTAATCACGGTTGACCAGGTTGCCCATCACCAGATTGCCCATCAGAGCAGGCAAGGCATCAACAGCTACGAGCTTTACAATCGCATTCGCGACATTTCCTGATGTAATTGATGGCATTTAAATTCCTTTTCCTTTCCTTTTGCTACTAACCCCGTAAGGTCTGTGTGGCCAGACGCGAGATTTCCTGGCGTACACGTTCCAATTCCTCCGGGTTCATACCCGGCCGGATCTTGTCTATGTCGATGGCTCCCGTGGAGGATCCGCTCTTTTGCCCCCCAGCCACACCCGAACCACCCGCGATCCTGGCTGGCAGGAGTTCTGGGTTTTCGTTTACGAACTGCGTCAGGTAATCTTTCATCGCAACAGGCCCGTGCTCCGTCTTTGCGAGCAGGCGCCCGTCTTCAGCGCGGTGGATGTCTTCGCGAACGACCCGATACGCGAGGTCCACTTTGGCTACTCCTAAGCGCTGCAACTCAGCGCGGATGGTGGCGCTTCGATCGGCGTCGTCGGCCATCTTGCGCGTCCGTTGATTCTCCTGCACCAGTTCATTGAGCCGTTGCTCCACCTGTTCGCGGCGCTTGCGCTCTTCCATCAGTTCGGCCCTGTATGCAGGCTCGGCCTTACTTTGCTCACCCCTCACAAACTCTTCGATCGCGTCCCGAATGAGGGAGCGCACATCCTGTAATTCAGTCTTCTTTTCTTCCATTTGTCTCCTTTCCCGGCCAGGCCGGTTTAATCTTGCGAGTCGATCTCTCGCGCGATTTGGTCTTTAATGTCCTGGCGGACATCGCAAAGGTACTTGAGGGCCAGCTTCTTAAAGACCTGCTTTTGCAGTGTGGGGGAGTTAATTCCCAACCCAAGCAAATGCTCGGCATCCTCAAGTTCCGTTGCGAAATCTCCGATGTCGAATTCGTCCATCCCGGAGACGCCTACGCTGAGGTTGTCTTCCCTGGCGGCCGAAATCCCACGGAGAACCCTTTTCATCGAGTCTTTAACGGCATCGCCGTAGGCTCTTAGAACTTCGTGTGTGATCGCAAAATCACGTTGTTTGCTGAGGCCCGACTGAGTATTGGCGGCTGATAATGTGCCGCCCGCCTGAGTGAGGTAGCAAACACGGTAAATCTCTTCTTGAAGCCGGCTCAGATTGTCCGCTGCGATCTCGAACACCCGGCCTTGAGGCTCAGTCCAACCGAACTTGTCGTTCGGACCTAACTGGACGTAATACGATTCACCCATGATCTGTTGCCAGTCCTTGTCGGAATAGATGACCGGCATCGTATACAAACCCATGGTCAACGCCCACGACAGTGAGTTTGATTTATTGAAGTGCTCTAATTGCAGCGAACCTGCCCGGTTCATCAGCCAGAGCCCCTCCGTGACCTTCAGATCGAACAGCGGTACTCGATTCTGCTTTGCCAGCCCATGCCGGCCTGAAGCCGTGAGTATCACCTCACTCGCCTTTCCGATCTGTTCTACTCGCTCATAGAACCTATACTCTTCGCGGTCGTAATAAGCCCAGCGAGTGACCTTCGACCAGTCATGATCTTCAACTGCCGCCTTGCGGATACCGGAAGTCTTGAGGACTACCCACTCATAGTTACCGTGTTCGTCGACGCTCCAGTTGATGAGTTCTTCCGGGCAGAACCCGGTCAGATACGCCCGCGAATACCCTTTCGCATCCTCTTCTGCACGGTTTGCGGCCGGCATCCATTTCGGGAAATCGACTAAGATGTAACTCGTCCCATAGATCAGAGCATCCACGAACCGCCGTCTGAAAAACTCGTTGAAGTTGCTGCCGCGCAGGTCACAGTCTTCAATGAACTTGCCGAAGAACTTCTTTCCCCGCTCGTCCGGACCATCGAACGTCAGCAGAGGCTCCCTACGGAATAGGGTGGCCGTGTACCAGTCGATGATCGATCCGACATAGTTTTCGTAGAACACGCGGAGCAGCCGCTCGCGGTAAACATCGAACGGCTCCTTGTTCCGCCTTACCAGGTATCGTTCAGCGTTGGCTTTGAACTCTTCGCCGCCGGTATACATGTCCTGGTACTGCCGCCAGGCGAATTTGTGCACACCGTACTCCGGGTGCTCACGATTAACGTCAAACACGCAACTTTCTCCTTTTCGTGCTTTTCAGCGCCGGTCATCGACGCCGTGCGGAATTACCAGAACAAACGGTTGCCCTGCTCTCCGACTTTCGGACCAGGACGGAACTCTTGCCAGAGCAGGTATCCCAACGCGTCCGACAAGTGGGTACGTTTGGGATCGCGGTCCTTATCGATCAGGACGCTGTCCGGCTTGTAAACCACTTGCTCGAGATCCGCGATCAGTTCCTTACACCGCGGATCGATAAACAGCTGTACCTCGCCCGCGGCGGAAAGCAGTTTCGAGTTCGTCAACTGCACGCGATCGCGCACAAACGGATTGCTCGAAGGCACCCGAAACGTGACTTGTCCATAACCGGCGTTCGCCAGGTACTCACGGACAATCCTGTAATCATTCGTACCGGCCGTCTGCTGTCTCGCGCCGGTCGCGTCGCCGTAAACGCAAACACCTGCACGATGCTTCGGGAAACGTGCACGGAACTCCTCGCACGCTTCGAAAGTGCTCGCGCGGCTCAGACTAATTTCGTCGTGCACCTGCATCTCATCACCGATCCGCTGCGCCACAAGAGAGCTCATAGGATCCACGTTGAAGTCCAACGTCCAGAGCAGCGGCCGTGCCGGATCGATCTTAGTGCTGCGCAAGTTCCGAGCCCGATCGAAGGAGCGGTAAACCGTTCCCGAGTTGATATTGAGATATTGACCCAATACCTCCTGCTCGAAGAACTGACTGTCGTAGCTTCGCTTCAGCCGCTCATAGAAGTCCGGCACCTGGTCGAGCAGGTACCGATTCTCATAAGCGCTGGCAAGCACGACCTCATATCCTTCGACGGGCTCACGAATAAATCTCTTATAGACCCAATCAAATCCCTTGGGCGTCCAAACGGCAAATCCACACAAGCGCGAAGACTTGGGATCGCGCAGACGGCTTTCCAACCGCAGCCAGACTTCCTCACAGCTATACGTCAGCTCGTCAAGGCCAAACCACGCCAGGTTGGTCCCCCTCAAATGCTCGAAATGATCCACAGAACGAAACAAGATCCGGCTGTTCGTGTCTTTCATTCTCAGGACCATCTCGGACTTATTTAACTCGTACGGAATCGAATTACTCTCCAGAATCTCCAGGAAACTGGTGAGTGTTGCGTCTTTTAACATCGGGTACGTCGGCGCGCCGATTAAGCCTTGGCGGCCGGCGTTTATGTAACTCAGCTTGACTGCTTCCTGGCACAGCGCCTGACTCTTGCCGGAACCGACGGGTCCCGAAAAGCCTTTGAAACGAGCCTGCGAACCGTGGAATTTTGTTTGCGAGGGAAGCGGCTGATACCGAATCTTCCGATGGATTACGCTGGAATCGGATCGAGCCACTGAACCACCACTTTCCCCGGCAGTTCTTCGCCGAACAAATCCGTCTCTAATTGAATCAACCGCACATAGTCCGCGAGCGTGGCTTTCGCGGCTGTAGCGCCGAACAAACTCTCAATATGCGCCAGCAGAGTTGCGATCGGTTCACGATGTATCTTTCGTTGATCATTGTTGTCGTCACTGTTGTTGCTGTTTTCCTTGTCGTCACGCATATTCTCCCCACAAAAAGTAAGGCGCCTCCACCGTGGAAGCGCCCGCACTACTCTCTAACTGCTCAAAATGTAGCAGACGAACTGGTTATTTCAAGGGTGGCGAAATACTAAGTGATTGAGAATAAACGAAAAATAGAGCGAAAAAGCGCGTGAACGGCATGAGGCACCGGGCTGAGTTGGCAATATCGGTATGACGGAACGCTCAAAATGGGCGTTCAGCGCCGTTGGCGAGGACATCCTGCCCGGGTGCAGCGACGTTACGAACTACTGCTAATTCCGGTCGAGCCCGATCTCGAAGTACATGAATCCCTTGCCGGTCCCAGCCTCGGTGAGACCCGCCAAATACAGCCGAGATCCGGGCCTTTGCTTCGCCTGGAAGTAGAAGAACCCGGAAGCAGACTCATGCGGCGGTAGCATGCGCGCTAGAAAAGCGCGTTCGGTAATTTCTTGCGCATTTAGCGGATTCTTCTTCTTGAACACGGCGGGAGGAATGGGGCTGCCCATATTGGGCTTTGGACGCTGAGGAGATGATCCGAGATAGCGAATGTCGTCGACCGGCGTAGGTTCTACATGCGATCCATCGAGCCCCACATACTCAACCTGCAGGTGGTCCAAACGGACCGCCTTGTCCGTGTCATTCTGGATGATGACTAACACCGGCAACACGCCGTACTGATACGGGTTTAACTTCCCGAAGGCACTGTGCGCGAGTTCATCGGTATCGTAGACGACCGCTGCCACGGTGACATTGTCATTTGTTTGTTTGGTCGAGTAGGAGGACGCCGTTCCGGGCGAGAATTTCTTATTGTCTGAACCGGATGCTATTACAACCAACAGCACGGCCGGCAAGCCCATTCGAAGTACGTTCATCTTTCTCCTATATTTTGCGCTTCGAGTGAGCGCCTTCCCGCTCCTCATAGTTTATTTCGTGTATCGCGGCTTGAAAGACAGCCGGTATTTTCAAAGCCTAAGCGAACGCTTGGGATCCCTGCCGCCATCCCTCAAGCGGACGGCAGCGGGGGGCATTTGGTTGCATGCGGTTTCGGTGGGCGAAGTCATCACCGGTACTCGCCTCATTGAAGAGATCCGGCGCACGAACCCGCACCTTGCGATCCATCTCTCGACAACGACGCTGGCCGGATACTCGATCGCGCTACAGAAGGCGAGCGAACTCAGCGACGGCATCTTCTTCGCGCCTGTCGATTTTGTGTTTGCGGTGCGCGGCGTACTGCGTCGTATTCGTCCTGCAGTCGTGGTCGTGATGGAGACCGAAATCTGGCCGGTGCTCTACCGCGAGGTCAAGCGCGCGGGCTGCCCATTAGTTATCGTGAACGGCCGAATCTCCGACAGGGCCTTCCCGCGCTACCGGCGGCTGCGTTGGTTCTTCCAAGCAGTCCTGCGATTCCCCGACGAATTCCTCGTGCAAAGTGAACTGGACCGCATGCGGTACATCGCTGCGGGTGCGCCCGATTCACGGGTACATGCTTCCGGAAATCTGAAGTACGACGCCGCACCAGTACGCGCCGAACCTCCGAGGGTGGTCATAGATTGGATGCACCAATTGAACCCTTCCCCGATTTGGATCGCCGCCAGCACGATGCCTGGTCGAGATGCGGCGGACTTGGACGAAGACGAAGCCGTCGCGGCAGCGATTCGAATTCTCTCCGCGAAGCACCCACGTTTATTGACGCTGCTGGTTCCGCGCCGTCCCGAGCGATTCTCTGTTGCCGCCGAGAAACTCCGCGCTGCCGGCCTTCCGTT